GTCGGGTAAAATACCCGATGCTATCGAAGAAAAAAAGGGAACTTTCAGTACCGTGTCTTTCGACAAACTTCGATAACAGAAAGTGACTAATTTCTAAACTAGCTACTAACAATAATAATAAATATGTTTACAATAATTTTCATTTGTTTACAATAATATTCAATTTGTTGTGGTTTTAAATATTTACAAGTTAGACATTTAAATTTCTAACGTAAAAGCCTGCTCCTTGGAAGCGAAAGAATGTAAAATCTTCAGCAGCACTCCCTACAATAAGACTGGCAAAGTTGTGAGCATCTAAAAGATGTTCAAACGAAACTTTAGCGCCAGCTCTACATTGAGTGAATGTGCCTCTGTTGTTATCAGTCGTTTCCTTATATGGAAGACAGGACATCTCGAACAAATTGTCCGAGTAGTAGGGTACCTCAAACTCTACCCCAGCATTGGTATGTGTATCAAATAACACAGACCCTGCTAGTCGTGGTAGCAAATTTCCTAGTGCGGGAGAATTAGAATATACAAATTGATCTTGAGCATCATTATATATGACGCGATCAACACAAACCTTTCCCCAGTATTGTTCTGGGTTGGTTTCGTATACTTTGTATCTATATCCTCCTTTACAAAAGAGATAAGCGTACCTGAGGTGGTCGAACAAGGTAAGTCGCGCACTAGTATTAAAACTAGTTGCGGAATTACTTGCTCTGCCCAAGTACTGTGGAACTCCATTCGCTTTTGCGCATGGGTACACAGGTACATTGATACTAGAAACACCAGCTGTGGCGTTGGTAGTACCAAATTGGGCTATTCCCTCGTCTCTTTTTAATAAAGATCTGAAGGACTCTATCTTCTCACCGAAGTGATACAGATAGACGTTGGCGTTACTCGGCTTAACTTCATTGATAAGCGTTGTAACTTCGGACGTGCGTGTATTTGATGCAACGGTCCGTTGTTCGGCACCAGTGGAAGTAGGTGCCATGGGTGAAGCTTCTGAGCTGATTTGTCTTGTTACTTCGAACAAAGACATATCGACAGGAACTGCAAATTCCATATCATCTGAATAAACGTAGCAATTGATTTTAACATCATTTGCTGCATTCGTTGAAGGTGAGGTGAGATTCGTAAATGGTCTGACGTACACATTACCTATCGACTGACCTGTATTGGCCAATTGAGTGTAAGCTGGAATGCTTGCGGTAGTGTAGTCATGATCAATGAAGGCTGTGTAAAAATCCACATCTTCAATGTTATAAACATTTGCGAACAATTTATCGTGGACGAATCCACAATCTATTGTAATATCTCTTGCCTCTTCGATATCAAGATAATAAATGTATTGCTGGTTCAAGTCGGTAATTCCAGACTCGATAAGCGACAACCCATAAGAGTTCGGCTCGTA